GAGCATCTTAACGATGTATTCAAGCAGGAGCTATTGGAAGTTACTAACCCTCCAGATAGCGGAGCGGTAGCGACCGCGGTTGGGGCTCCAATGCAGGTCAATAAGGTAGTGGAAGGCAGTAAATTCGCTGATTTGGGGTTGTAATCCACATATAGTGTCGTTTTCAAATACGACACACGTGTCGTATTTAGTGTGACTACAGAGACTTAAGTATATGTTAAGTTATGGGATGAGGCTAGAGAGTATTTGAGTAGAGGAGGACCTGTTCCGACGAACAGGCGAGCGTAGCGAGTACAGATGCGCATCCGTACCTACAGAAACGGATCGCTTTTGAAGCCACCTTGCACCCTCCCTCCCCCAACCCCAGGGGTCGCAAATTGATACTAAGCCCTCTATGGTGTCACGGTAAATTTTAGGAATAGGCTTTCATGAGTCTAGAGGATGGTTAGAATGCCCTGGATTGTTACTAAGCGGAAGATTTGGAAAAAGTTGCGACGAGAGAGTTTTGTTGGAGTATCTATGCGGAATGCGATTACGGATGAGTGTTTTGATAGGTACTCTGGGAAAGGTGGGAAGAGTTTTGAGAGGCGTAGGAAGTTGCGTCGAGAGCTTGCGCTCTTTGATAGCCCGGATTTATGGGTGGAGAGGCCGATTAGTGAGATGATTGATATTGGGAGAATGGAAAATAAAATTTCGAGCTGGGATAAACCTATCGAGAAGAAAGATTTTATACCTGATGATCGGAGTGATGATATGGGGACTCGTGATATTGATGATGGGCCTTTTTTGAGTGATCCTGCTTATATTGAAAAAGATAAAATCGAGCCTCCGGCTTTTTCTTTAGAAATAAAATTGCATGCTCCTCTTTCTAAAGAACAAAAGGAAGAGTTTTTTAGTTGGTTAGAATGCTGTGAGAAGGTTTTGTTGGAGAAGATAAATGGAATGGATATCTAGGAAAAGATTAAAAGCGTCTATTGCCCAGAAAGATGATCTTATTAAGAGGTATTGTACTCTTATTGAGAAGACCCAAAACCAGATTGATTCTTTGATTGATAGGCATATTAACGATCTGGAACGTCTTTATCCTGACAGGCCGCATGTAAAATTTGTTCATCCACAACTTGATCATTACAGTATGGCTCACAGAGAAGCACCTTTTGTGAGGAGAGTGGAAATTGGTGAAGAGCTTGAGTCTTGTGTTAAGCGTGAAGATATTAAGCTTAACAGGTTGGTGTATGAAGACCGGGAGATTCATGTTGGTTATTCAAAAGATTCTGAAACTTGGATTTTTTGCCTGGAGGAGGAATGAAGGAGTTTTTATGGAAGATTCGTTGATAGAGGTTAATCGTCGTGAGATTGTGAAAAATTTTACGGCAGCACTTGATGAGGTTGGACCTTTATCAATTACAAATATTCAGGTAAACGATATAGAGCTTATGCGAGAGTTCCTATCTCTATCGCCTGATGACCGGAAAAAAGTTGTTAAGATGATGAAGGCCCAGAAGCATTCTAAGAACAAGAAGGCTATTAAAAAGGCCAAAAAAAAAGGAGATATTAAATGAGTCCATTGGAAAAGATTTTAAACCTTGATGGTATTTTGTCTGTATCGTTATCGGCAGAAGTCGCGAAGAATTTGGCTGCAGAAGTTGCGAGGCTTCGAGAGCATTTTGAGGCAATCAAAAAAGATTATAAAACGATCTCTATATGGAGTGGCGATATCCGGCATCAGATTATGTGTCATGAGGATGGGATGGAGAGGATAAAGGAAATTCTTGAAGGCAGGGATGTTCTTGAGGGCAGGGATGTTCTTGAATTGGATAGTCTGCGGAAAGAGAACACTAGGCTTGAAGGTCTGAATGAGAGTTTAGAGTTTCGAATTACAAAATTGCGAATGCGTGAAGAGCTTTTTGAAAAGGATTTTGAGTCAATTAGAGAGATGAGTTTCTTTAAAATAAAAAAAGCGTTTAAAGCAGCTTTAGAGAGCCATAAAGTCCTTTTAAGGGATATTTTTGAATAATGACAAGAATTGAAACCCATCAATACTACACTAGGATCTTGAAGTCAGCTGAAGAGAAAGGTATAAAGTGGGAGGCAATGAGAAAATTGGTTCGAGAGGACCGGTTTTTTTTGTTGGTGTATATTTTAAAAAGGAAGGATGCTGATAATGATTGGTGTTATACCCGATGCCGCGAGGTTGAAGCTGATCCGAATGAACGGTTAGATTTATGGGCCCGTGAGCATTATAAGAGTACGATTATTACTTATGCTGGTTCTATACAGGAAATATCCAAGAATCCTGAGATTACGATAGGGATTTTTTCATTTAACAAATCTATTGCGAGGGCTTTCTTGTCGATGATAAAAGTTGAGATGGAGAAAAATAAGTTATTACAATGGTTATTTCCGGAAATATTTTGGGATGAACCTATTAGATATGCTCGGAAGTATGGGTTTGCCTGGTCGAAAGAGGCCGGGATTACCGTGAAACGGAAGACAAATCCGAATGAGAAGACTATTGAGGCTCATGGATTAACTGATGGGCAGCCGACTTCAAAGCATTTTATGTTGATGATTTATAATGATGTTGTAACTGATTCATCTGTATTGACTACTGAGATGATCCTGAAGACAACTTCAGCCTGGGAGCTATCTCAGTCCTTAGGACGAGATGGTGGTCATCAGTGGTATGAGGGGACTATATATCACCATGCGGAGACCTATTCAGAGATAATTAAGAAGGGAGTTATTAAGCCGCGGTTCTATCCAGCGACAGATGATGGTACTATTACCGGAAATCCGGTTTTTATGACCCGGGAAGCGCTTGCTGTTAAGAGGAAAAATCAAGGGCCGTATACTTTTGCTTGTCAGATGTTGTTAAATCCATCACATGAGGGGCAGCAGGGGTTTGATAAACTCTGGATAAAGACCTGGAATGCCAATAATTTCTCTAATTTAAACATAGTAATCCTGGTTGATCCAGCTTCAAAGAAGAAAAAGAAGTCAGATTACACTGTAATGTGGGTAATTGGTAAGGGGGCTGATAAGAATTACTATGTAATTGATGTAGTTCGTGATAAAATGAATTTAACGCAGCGCTCTAAGAAGCTGATGTTGTTACATGAGCGGTATTCTAACCATTCTATCGACCAAATACAGGTAGGATATGAAGAATATGGGATGCAGTCAGATGTTGAACATATCGAAGGGGAGATGGATCGGGCCAATTATAGGTTTAATATAACCAGATTGGGTGGAAAGCTTGGGAAAATAGACAGGATTTTGCGTCTTGTGCCGGTATTTGAGCAGGGGAGAATCTTTTTCCCTAAAAAAGTCTCCTATGTAAATTGGGAGGGGAAATATGTAGACGCTATAGAAGAGTTTGTAGACGAAGAGTTTATTCCTTTTCCGTTTGGAGGGCATGACGATATGCTTGATGGCCTTGCAAGATTGCTTGATGATGATATATACCAACCATTCCCTACTGGCAAAAAGCCTTTCAGCGACAAGATTGTTGACATCGACGAATCCATAGAGCATGATGAAAAGGATTGGAGTCCTTATGAAGGTTGAAAAGATTCAGAACCTGAAGATTGCGAGGATCTTCAAAGAGTTCGAGAAGTTAAACGATCGTTTACAGAATGGGCTTACGCCATTATCTGTAAAAGAACTCAAGGAGTATATAATCGAGTTGGAGGGGAAGAATGGGAGAATGGACTAATGAGAAACAAGCGGAGATAGTTAAGGCTATAGACCGGGTTATAGAAAAAGGACAATATGCTAATCCAAACAAGAAAAAGAAAGATGGTCTGGTAGCCCGGATTAAAGGAATGTTTTCTCCTGACCAGGCTGATTTGCCTACAGTTGAAGAAGCTGTTGATGCAGAAATGCGCCAGTGGAAGCAAGAAAGGTATGATGAAAAGACATTGGCCGCAGAAGAATCTAAGAAGGAGCCGGAGACGCTTGCAGCCAGCAATGGAGAAGAAGTTCAAGGTTCTGTTGAGCAGCCGGAAGGCCGGCAGATGGAGTATGCAGCCGCTAGTGATCATCGCACAGACTTTGAGGCAGACAAAATAAAGAAAGTTCAAGAAGGTCTTATTGCTGGTGGATATGATGTTGATAAAGCTACTGGTGTTTTGGATGAAAAGACAATGAGTGCTGTTAAAATTATTCAGAGAATGTTTGGGCAAGAGGTCACTGGAATGATTGATGATAATTTATATGGGTTGTTTGACAGATGAACGAAGAACTCGGAAAAATATTAGAACGCCGCCACGCTGTACTTGTTGAAGAAAAGGATGAGTATATTGATGGTATGAAGGAAAAAGCGAAGTATTTTGCTCCGCATTTAGCCCCAAGGCTGGAATCAGAAGACCCTGAAAAAGGTAAAGAGCTGACAGCCGAACTTTTCGATTCAACGACACTTTCAGCGGTGAGCATCGCTACTAACGGAACGATAGGATATACCATGAATCAGTCGGCTCCATGGATGCATATTTCAACAGTTGACCGGCATGCAATGAAAGATCTTGAAGTAAAGAAATGGTTACAACATGCAACAATCCACTTATACGGATGCATAAACAATTCAAACTTTTACAACGTGCTTCCGGCCTACGTTGAGCAAGGATGGACCGTTGGACCGGGTATTCTTTATAGAGAAAAGAATGTTGAGGAAAATCGGTATGTATTCTCTGCCCGTGGCATAGGGGAATGTTATACCTCATTAAATGCATATATGGAGAACGACACCTTAAATAGGGTGTTTAAAGAGTCCCTTAGAAATCTTAAAGCGCGTTTCGGAGTAGAAGTTTTACCTGAATCATATAGATCAATGGCTGAGGGGGCAGAGACTCAGTATGAAATGGTGCAGGTTCTTCATTCTGTATATCCATCTACTGATGGAAAATGGGCAAGTATAGGAAAGAAATATGTATCAGTTTACCAATTACTTGGAGAAGAAGGGGTTCTCTCTGAGCAAGGATACGATGATTTCCCTTATTCAATATGGAACTGGCATTTAAACTCTGAAGAGACTTATCCACGAACGCCGGCCGACATCGCCCTCCCTGATGCAAGAGGGATTAATGAAATGGCAAAGTCTATGTTGAAAGCTGGCCAGATGATGATAGAACCACCTATCGATGTGCCGGTTGAGATGAAAGGGAAGGTGCACAACTATCCGAGGGGTGTAAATTATTATTCAGATGCGAGTAGAATAGTAAAACCTCATCAGGGCCCTTCACAAATCCCCTATGCTGACGGGATATGGGAGAAGAAGAAAGGGGAACTGCAGGATCACTTCTTTGTAGACTTTTTCAAGATGCTTAACCAGTTAACTCAGAGAATGACTACTGTTGAGGTAATGGAGCGGCAGTCAGAAAAGGTTGCGTTAATTGGAGTCCCCATTGCGAAATTCTTAACAGATGGTCCGGATGGAATTATTGAGGGGATGTTTAGACAGGAAATGGCAGAAGGCCGAATACCTCCTCCACCTACAGGACTTGGTGGTGAAGCTCTTGAGATTATACATACTGGTCCTTTGGCGATGCTTCAGGAACGACTCGCAAAAGGACAACAGGTTACAAGAGCCTTCCAGGAACTACAGCCGGTTTTCCAGCAATTCCCGCAGTCTGGAGCGAAAATTAAGTTTGATGAGTTAGTTGCTTATTTAATGGAGGCTTATAACTTTCCAGCAGAAGCAATTAAGACAGACAGAGAGCTGAAAGCTGAACAAGCCAAGGCTCAGGAAGAGGCCCAAAGGCAGCAGAGCCTTGAGCAAACCGAGGTCATGGGTAAAGCTCTTCCAGGTTTTGCAAAAGCACAGGAGATGACAGGTGGCGAACCTACTCAACCAATGGTTTAGAGAAGATGGGCGTGTCGGAGGACCCGCTTATGTTGATGATAATCTTCAAAGAATTAGAGAAGAAGAACTTCGGGCTGCACATAAAACGCAGTATGGAAAGCATGCGCTTATTCTTGAACTTGTAGGGCACTGTTTCTTCCGGGAAACCCAGACGGAGGAAGAGGTTGTCTTATGTAATATGGCTAAGCGTAAGTTGGCCATGATGGGGATATGGCTCCCCGGCAATGAAGAGAAAATTGTAGAGGCTCTTCTAAGAATTGCCAGTCCAATAAAAGGAGAGATAGATGATTAGATTAGGAAGAGAACTATTTGACTTGATTTGCTTTGATAAAGATGGTGGGGGGGCAGAGCCACCGGCAGATCCGCCGGCAGATCTACCAGCAGATCCACCAGCAGATCCACCGCCTGAAACCCCGCCCGCTTACGAACCGCATCCATACCAGGCTCAAGCCAGGGGCGATTTTAAGACTGATGAGTTCTTTAAGGATTTTACTGATATTACCTCAGTAATGGAATCTCTAAAGAAAAGTAGAGCAGAAATTACTGAATTAACTGCTAATCCACCGGTTAAGGCTCCTGAAGTGCCAGAAACCTATAAATTGCTGGACAATTCAGAGGTGGATGGTGTATCATTAGAACCAGAAGAAGTTGAGACATTGCAAGCAAATGCTGCTGCAATATCCGCGACCCAAGAGCAGTTCGAGGCAATGGTTAAGTCCGTTGCTGCGGATAAGAAAGCTCAGTCTGATTTTATTCTTGAACGCCGGGATGCTTCAGTGAAGATGCTCCAGGACCTTTGGCCCAGCGAGAAAGAATATAAAGAAGGTTGGGCTCGGTATAATGCCGCCGCTGATGGGCTTGAAAAAGCCGGAATCAAGGGGGTAAGAAAGCTCATGGAGAATCCGTCATATGGCGATAATGCTGTGTTGATTCGGGTTCTTTCTGAGTTTGGCCGATTCTTTACCGACGATACCCTGCTTGACGGAAACGGCGGGATTATTCCTAATCAGAATAAGACTGGACAGCTCACTTACACAACAATAGAATAACAAGACCCGAAACGGCCTGTTCCCCCAACCATAAGGGTAAGGGCTGCTGCGAAACGGAATTGTCAGAGAAAACCTTTTAGGAGATTTTTATGGCAACTATTACAAGCGGCAGCCTAACGCTTATAGATCTTGCAAAACGCATGAACAACAACAACATGCTGACCATTGCGGAAGTCCTCTCGGAAGAGAACGATTATATGCGCGATGCGGCTCATGTTGAAGCAAACGGCACCACATTAAATACTTTCAATCAGAGAGTATCCGAACCGACCGGCTCATGGAGGGCCCTCAATGAGGGAACTGAAGTTGAGCGTAGTATAGTAAAACAGGTAGAAGAAGGAATGGGAATGATCGAAGCCTGGTCACAGGTTGACGCGAAGCTCGTTGATCTTGCACCAGACAAAGCAAAATTCCGTTCTGACGAAGACCTGGCTTTTGTTTCAGGTATCGGAAAGACTCATGCGTCAGCATTTGTCTATGGAAACCTTGGAACCAACCCGAAATCATTCAATGGCATAGCATCAAGATATTTCGATATCTCTGATAGTGCCAATGTATGGGACGGTGGGGGCTCAGCTAATATGACATCAATGTGGATAGTACAGTGGGGTTCAACCAAAGTACATTTTATCCATCCTCGTAACTCTAAAATTGGCCTCCAGACCGATGATAAGGGTAAGCGAGTTGTTCTTGATGCTAACCGCAATCCTTATGATGCATACCAGACTAAGTTCACTTGGGACACTGGCTTATGTATCCATGATGATAGATGCATCCAGAGACTCGGCAGAATTGATTCAACGGTAGACGTATCTACAAACAATATTGACAACGTCCTCATCCAGGCTCTTAATAAGATGCCTATGAAGGGTGCAGGCGCAATGATTTACATGAACGACACCATGCTTTCTCAGTTTGAAATCAACGCAAAGGACAAGACTAACGTGGATTACAGTACGAAGAATGTATGGGGCGAAGATGTAATCGCTTTCCGTGGCCGGCCGCTTAGGATGATTGACAAAATCACCAACGCAGAAACCGACTGTGTAGCGTAAGGAGGAAGCTATGATAACTGATGTTAAAAATACTTTCGCAAAAGAACTGGAATCAGTAGGGGCTTCGGGCCAGGTTGGTGATATCATTGACCTCGGAGCTGAGTATGACGCTTCTGTCGGTAATGAGCTTGTGGCTCACGTAGTCGTGACTACTGACTATGCCGCAGGAACTTCACAGGCCTTTGCTGTGAGAACTTGTGCCACTGAAGGCGGCACTTACGTGGCAAAAGGCACGACAGAAGCAATTCTAACTGCCAGCCTCAAGGCCGGTCTTCATAAAGAGATTAAATTCTCTGGATTAAGCAGGTATCTTCAGCTTTACAGAACAGCCGTTGGTACTGCTACCGCCGGTAATATATCGGGTTGGGTAGCACCAAGATAAATTAAGGGGTGGAGTAATCCACCCTTTTCAAATACGACACACGTGTCGTATTTAGTAGGACTGCAGAGACTTTAGTCACACTAAATACGACACACCTGTCGTATTTGGTTATTAAATAAGGAGTTTTTATGGAAACAAAAGCGATTTGTATCGAACCGAATTTTCCCGGCACAAAACTATTTGAAGTTGGGGATGAAGCAGACCTGTCTGAGATAGATTACAATCTCAGGTATTGTTTTGAAATTGGTGGAGTCCGGTTGGACAAGATAGAAGAAATCAGCGATAAGCGATTCTATCTATCCAGAGAAACCTTGAAAGACGCAAAAGAGGTTGGGAAGAAGCTGAAGGCAGAAATTAAAGAGATTGAGGGTAAATCTAAATCTCTGGAAGCGGAAAATGCCGAGTTGAAGCTGAAGCTGGCAAAACTTGAAGGCGGTGGAAAGAAAAAAGATCTTAACTCTGCAGCAGTAGAAGTTGAGACTATCGTCAATGATGTAGATCCAATGATTGAGGATGCATTCTAATTATGGCGAGCAAACTTGAAATCAAAAATATGGCCCTTCAGTCACTTGGCGAAGAGCCTATGGCCTCCGATGGGGAAACCACGAAGTCTGCAGTAATGACCGAAACGTTCTTTCAGCAGTCACTCGAAGAGATCCTTGTCAGGCATGATTGGTGTTTTGCTCATAAACGAGCATCGATTTCTTATGAAGTCGATGCTCCAGCATTTGGATACTCATATAAATACTTACTACCGAGTGACAGTATAAGAATATCCAACATTAACAATGACAAAAATAAGCTTTATTCGATTGAATTGGGCTATATCCTTATAGATGATGATACCTGTGATTTGTTATATGTTTCCAAGATAGATAATTATGGGTTATTGTCTCCTGTTTTTGTTGCAAGCCTATCTGCTTTAATTGCCTCAAAATTAGCCTATGGGCTGGCTGGCAGCGATACTAAAGCCAAAGAGCAGCAAAGTATTTATCAAGCCTATTATGCTGAGGCTCTTATGGCAGACAAACTTGCCGGTCTTGGGGTAGATGAAGGCACTGAATATGGTGAGGGAGTCGGACAATGGGCAAATCGGGAAAGCTGACAGATTATAATATAACAAACTTTATTTCAGGAGAGTTAAGTCCGCGGCTGCAGGGGCGTGTTGATATTAAATCATACATCCAAGGATGTAAGACTATACGAGACATGATAGTCCTTCCGCAAGGTGGAGTCACAAGAAGGCCAGGTATAGTCACAGAGAAATTATTAGGAACAGCAGTTTATGCTGGAATGGGATTTTCTCCAACGCCAGATGTAAATTATATTCTTATACTCGACCATTTTGAAATAAATGTATATAAGCATACTAATAAAACACGTTGGATTTATGATCCTGAAATGGAATGGACTCTTTATGCAGCACTCCCTTGGCCTTCTACTTTGGCAATTAATCTCCCTGAAATTAAAACAGTAATAAACAATAATACTATTTATTTCTTTTGTAATGAAATGAAACCTACAGTTTTAACTTATACAGGGACAACCTTTACCCTTGCTTTATGGGCTCCTGATGTAACAGCTTTTACAACTCCATTCGTGGCAACTTCACCTCTTGTGGCTGGAGGCTATCCAGGCTGTGGTACAATTTATGAAGGCCGGCTTTTAATTTCTGGATCTATAGATTATCCAGATCTTTATCATGGGACAGTAGCTGGAAATTATGATTCATTTCCAACTCCTGGTTCTCCAATAACAGATGCAGATGCGTATGAAAAAAGAGTCTCAATATCAGGATCTTCTGCTGTAGAGTGGATGCAGAATATTGGAGCATTAGTGTTTGGAACAGATGCCGGAATAGCAACAAGATCATCAAGACAGGAATTAATGACTTCCCTGACCAGCTCCTTTACTCTGATGGCTTCAGCGTATGGAGCCAGCTCGCAACAGGGTTTTCTCATGGGAGGGGAAGTCTTTTATATACAGAAAGGTGAACGAAAGATAAGAATGGCACAATATAATGCCAATACAGAAACCTATCTTACTCCAGATTTATTAGGACATGCCGAACATATTACACAGTCAAGAATAAAGAAAGCTGTTTATATGCAGAATCCTGAATCAATATTATGGCTTTTACTTGAAGATGGGAATCTTGCTTCTATGACATATGATCAGTCATCTGGAATGCTTGCATGGGCTACACATATAACTGAAGGGAAAACAGTAGATATCTTTATAAGCGATGGACCGGAATCTTCAACACTTATGTTAATAACAGAGAAAGATATATTTAGTCATGAAACATATTTAGAATCTATGGACACCCTTTTCCCGTTAGATATAAAAGATAATAATTTTTTAAATAAAAGTATTAAACATCTTGCAGGCCCTGACATGGATATTGGCTATATAGAAGCTCGACCAATTGTTATTGGGCCAGATACATTTTATTCACCGACAATTTATACATTTTATGGGAGTGGGTTTGATATTATGGATGGCAGCTATGTCAAGATTTATGATTCTGGGTTTGAAGAGCTGGACTATAAAATGTTTAAAGCTGAGATGCCGTTGCCAACACATACTGATAGAATATATTTAAAAGACGTTGTTACAGATGAATATATTTTAATGGATGATTTTCCAATTGTGTATTATACAGGTAGGATCGTTGCCGTTTCTAATAGTGTGACAGGATTAACAACGTTTGCTGGCGAAGAGATAGATTATTCTATAGATGGCGGGGATGGTGGAAAGGCTGTTGTTTCTGCTGGGGGTGTTTTAGAACTATCTAGTTATGGAAATAAGATAATGATAGGGCATACTTATGCATCATATATAATCCCTATGAATTTTGCAGGCTCAAAGAATAAGCAAAAAAGAATTGCAAAGATTTCTGCAGAACTTTATAACTCAGTCGGAGGCAAAGCTGGTAAAACGCTTGAGAGCTTAGATCCTTTACCGACAACAGAGGTAGTGGTTTTGGACGATCCTCCCAATTTAAATAATGGAATAATTAAAATCCCATTTCGCGGAGGGTCCTCATATGATGGAGATTTGATTCTATTACAAGACAGGCCGCTACCGTTTACGGTCCTTTCAATAATTGCAGAAGTGGAAATAGGGGAATAATATGAATAAAGCAGCGGTAGAGAGAGGATTACTTGGTTTCATGGGGAGTATTCCTGGGTTTGGTGGAATAACAAATGCTGTTCTTGCTAAGAAATCAAGAGAAAAAGAAGATAGAATGGCTGGCCTTGAGGCTATAAATAGAGAGAAAATAGCCCAGAAAGAGAAAGATGATTTAATTTATAAAAAGAACCAAGCTCTCATGGATGCCGCAACGAATACTACTTTAGCATCTGAGGCCGCGCAGTCTGCTGCACAGATACAGGAGCAAGGCAGGCAAGCTTCAGAGCAAATTAAAGTTAAGGGAGCAAAGACTCTTGGCTCGCAGAGCGCTATGTTAGCTGCGACCGGGCAGACAGGGGCAGGAAGCGCAACTGGTCTGCAGTCACAGACTGCAGCAAACACGGCTGCAGACGTAGAAACAACTCTATCTAATGCGGCATCAGAAGCTGGGATTTATTCAACAAAGGCAGAAGGTTATACAACACTAGCTACCACTCTTGGTGAACAGGCTACAGCTTATGAAGAGGCTGCTGAAGAAATAGAACCTGAAGATGAATATAATGCTTATATAGACGCGTATTATGGGAAGGAGGACCAACTTGCAATTTAGACTTGAGGATAATGAAAAGGAAGTTCTCTCTGGTGTTCGTCAAACTTCGGGGGCAGTAAGACAGCAGGCAATATATCACCCGGGTGAATATATCAGTATGGCCGCTCTATCTGGACTGAGAGGAGGTATGAGGCGCGACCAGTATACTGACCAAATATGGAGGGGTGTAGGCGACATGACCATGCAACTAGCTGGCATTGTGGCGGCTGGTATTGGAG